CGGGGGGAAGAACGGAGGAAAGAACGGAGGAAAGAAGGGTGGGAAGAATGGAGGGAAGAAGGGTGGGAAGAATGGAGGGAAGAACGGTGGGAAGAACGGAGGAAAGAAGGGTGGAAAGAATGGGGGGAAGTAAGGACTGTAGTAGACGTAATCAACGTCTTCCTTCAGTGGGTAAACCGTTCCCGCTGAAGGGGTTTGAGAAGCAACGATGTCGGTTGATTGCGCCCCTGTGGCGGGGGTAGTGGTCTTAGAACCAACATCGAATCCAGCACTTACAACCTGAGAGTCAGCGTTAGTGGTTGTCTGTCCGACAATGTTAGGGACATCGTCTTTGCGAGGTCCGGTTCTACCTTCTTGTCTGGATACCATTCTTACGCCTCAAGGTCACCAACGAGAACCCACTCGTCTGTAGCGATCTTAATACAGGTACAGGTAGAGAATTGGGCACGCAACTTTAAACCCGGTGTATAACGCAATGTTACACCAGATCCAGCAACCATGGTTACTTCGCCACCCATACACGCGATTTGAACTTGACACCCAATTGGGAACGCTACTGAACTATTCGGAGGAATCGTTACAGCATTGGCAGAAGTGTTATTAGCCTCATCACCGATACGAACAAACTGACCTCTATCGGCAAGAACAAGAGTGTATGTAGTCCCCGAAGTCGGGTTCACCTCTTTGATGTCGATGTCGTACAAGACGTTACCGTCAATGTCCAATCCATCACCATTAATAACTACTCTATTGGCTCCACCCGTAGCCAATACCATCGTGTTCGCTGCCGAACGGAAAAGGCCCGTGTCGGCATCGCCTGAGAACGAATACGACACATTCCCATTCGTAGCCGATCCGGACGCAGGACCAAGAATCTGAGTGTTCGACGTTGCCATTGTGAAGTCATAGTCGCCATCTATAACGATAGGAGCCGTCATGGTCAAACCGGAACCGTAGATGTAGCCCTTCTCAGTGCCACCAACATCAAATCTGATGTAATCCTCGTCAGCAGATTCTTCGACCTGAATCTTTGTATCGCCGTCAGCATCAGTGATTGAATCACTACTGAGAGCGCCCAAACCAGTATCGACATAGGCGGTGGTAGCAAGTTTCGTTGAGTTATCGCTTGCTGACTGGGTAGTAGCAGTTGCTCCGTCAGCAATACCGCCACTGGCCGTAAGGACTCCACCGGCTGTCAAAGCACCCACCGTAGCAACTACACCAGCGGCACTAATTGTCATTCTCTCCGTGCCTGCCGTATCGAAGCGGATGATGTCTTCATCAGCAGATTCTTCGACTTGGATCTTCGTGTCACTATCAGCATCAAGAATTGAGGTACTACTTAGAGCGCCTAACTCTGTCTGGACATAGGCCGTGGTAGCAATCTGTGTGGTATTCGTATCCGCTGCCGCTGTTGGGGCAAGAGGAGTTCCTTGTAAGGTTGGAGAAACAAGCGGCGCATAGTCAGCCAACTCCGTCATCACAAAGGCTGTGGTAGCGATCTGGGTTGTACCCGTATTCGCTGACGCAGTAGGAGCGGCAGGTGTACCAGTGAAGGTCGGAGAAGCCAGATAGGCAACCGTGCCAGTCGCATCTTGGAACGTGATTGTCCTATCCGCCGTGGGATCGGTGATGGCGAAAGTTGTCTCAAAGTCGTTGGCGGTAGCGCCTTCAAAGATGAGTGGACTAGCGCCAGCGATTGTTCCGCTAAATGTGGCAATGCCCGAAACTGTCAGATCAGTGGCTGCGAGAGAGGCAATCGTTCCAACGCTTGTCAACGACGAGGCAACCACTGCTGATCCAAGAGTCGTAGCGTTTAGAACAGAAGCGCCTGCAATGTAAAACGCTTTGCCAGAAGCGAGATCAATGTGTTCTGAGGAAGTCCACGCGTCGGTGGAGTTGACCCAGTTCCATGTCTTGTCGGTAGCGCCCTTCAGAGTTAGGCCACCGCCGTCAGCGGTAACGTCCGTCGGAGAGGCGACTGAACCAATTTCGATGTTCTTGTCATCGACGGTAATCGTTGTGGAACTGATCTCTGTTGTGGTTCCGTTGACTGTGAGGTCACCAGTGATGGTTACGGTGCCAGTGGCACCAATAGTCATGCGTTCTGTACCGGCGGTATCAAAGCGGATGATGTCTTCGTCGGCTGATTCCTCAACTTGAATCTTTGTGTCTGAGTCAGCGTCAGTAATCGAATCGCTGCTTAGGGCACCAAGACCAGTATCGACGTAGGCCGTAGTGGCGAGTTTCGTGGAGTTGTCGCTTGCAGACTGGGTCGTAGCGGTGACACCGTTTGCTAGGGCTTGAACACTTGCCGTCGTAAAGACGGTGCCGGTTTCATCCCCGAATGTGATTGTGCGATCCGCTGTGGGATCAGTAACCGTAAGGGTGGTTTCAAAATCATTTGCCGTTGCGCCCTCAATGACGATGGACGCACCAGAAACGTTGACCAGCGGAGTTGTAAGAGAGGTCGTGACCGTTACAGCGGAGGGCAATCCAATTGTTACTGCTGCGGTTTCTGAACCTGATCCACTTACATCTACCTCATTAGCGGTTCCTGCGACCGTGGCAACGTAATTGCCTGTCGAATCTGTACCCAAGGCAACCGAATTGGCTTGTATTGTCGTAGCGAGTGTCGCGCTGGCTAGATCGGTAACAGTGACGCTGCCTCCAATATCGCCAGACAGGGTGATTGTGAAATCAGCGACATTAAGGTCGATAGCCCCATCACCGGCATCGTCGTAAGTTGCTGCGATACCAGAATGAGAACCATTGGTAACCAACTGGGCAGCAACGGTGTCTTCAATGTGTTCCGTAGACGCACTCAAGTTTCCAGTTGTAATGACAGTTCCAGTTACATCCGGCAATGTGATCGTGCGGTCTGCTGTGGGATCAGTAACCGTCAATGTGGTTTCAAAGTCATTAGCCGTTGCGCCTTCAATGACGATAGATGCACCGGAAACATTGACCAGAGGGGTCGTGAGGGAGGTTGTGACGGTTACGGCACTGGGCAGTCCGACGGTTACAGCAGCCGTTTCTGAGCCAGAGCCAGAAACTTCTACCTCGTTAGCCGTACCAGCGAGAGTCGCAAGATAGTTGCCCGTGGTGTCAGTCCCAAGAGCAATCGAATCGGCTTGGATTGTTGTAGCAAGTGTCGCGCTAGCGAGATTGGTAACAGTAACGCTGCCCCCAATGTCACCGGACAGAGTGATTGTGAAATCATCAACATTTAGATCAATCGCACCATCACCAGCGTCATCATAAGTAGCGGCAATACCAGAATGAGAACCGTTGGTAACCAACTGTCCCGCAACAATGTCCTGAACGTTTTCGGTAATAAGGGCTAGATCAACGGCTCCGTCACCAGCATCGTCGTAAGTTGCGGTAATGCCAGTGTGGGAACCATTCGTGGCCAACTGAGCGCCAGAAACATCCTGAACAGCCTCAGTGAAATCCGTGACGGCTGTAGAAGGAATAGCGATCGTGGTGTTCGACGCTGCCGTCAACCGTCCGTAGGCGTCAACGGTGTAGCCGGGAACTGCTGTGGCGCTACCATAAGAGCCACCCGTAACTGCCGTGGTGTTCAGCGCAATGTCGATAGCACCGTCACCAGCGTCGTCATAAGCAGCAGTTAGATGAGTGTGTGAACCGTTGGTAACAAGTTGGGCACCAACGGTGTCCTCAATATATTCTGTAGTAGCAGTCAAGTTTCCTGTTGTCACTACAGTTCCTGAAGCATCAGCAAAAGTAATAGTTCGATCCGCCGTCGGATCTGTCACTGTCAGGGTGGTTTCAAAGTCATTAGCGGTAGCACCCTCAATAACAATGGACGCACCAGAAACCGTAACCAGAGGAGTTGTAAGAGAAGTCGTAACTGTGACGGCACTAGGCAATCCGACAGTTACCGCGGCCGTCTCAGAACCAGATCCGGAAACCTCAACCTCATTGGCCGTCCCAGCAATTGTGGCGACGTAATTGCCCGTGGTGTCAGTTCCCAGCGCTGTCGCATCAGCGACGATGGTTGCAGTCAGCGTTGCGTTAGCAAGGTTGGTAATGGTCGTGTTACCGCTCAGATCGCCAGCCAAAGTGATCGTAAAGTCATCAACGTTCAGATCAATGGCTCCGTCACCAGCGTCGTCATAAGTCGCAGCGATTCCAGAATGAGAACCATTCGTAACTAACTGCCCTGCGACAATATCCTGAACGTTTTCGGTGACGAGGGCCAAATCAATGGCCCCGTCACCCGCATCGTCATAGGAGGCGGTAATACCTGTATGCGATCCATTGGTAGCGAGTTGTGCGCCCGAAACATCTTGTACCGCTTCGGTAAAATCAGTTACGGCAGTAGAAGGAATAGCAATTGTCGCATCAGCGGCTGCCGTCAAACGGCCATAGGCATCTACCGTGAAGGTTCCTACTTCGGTAACACTTCCGTAAGAAGCAGCAGTAACAGCGGTCGTGGCGAGATCTATATCGTCGGCGTTCACCACAATGCGTGCAGCATTTGCCGTATTCGCATTGACAGTGTTCCCGGTAATAGTTAAACCGGTACCAGCGTTGAATGCCTGTGTACCAGTGAACTGAGTCCAGTCAATGTCGTGTGTTCCAACCGTATGCGGATCACTGGTCGAAGTAACCGTAAAGCCCTGACCGCTGTTGTTGGAACCTGACAAAGCATAAACGGCTTCACCCTGTTTAATTTGTCCAGTCGGTGTTCCGTCAAAGTCATCGCCACGGGTCAGCACCCATGCAGAAGTTGCGGCAACACCCTGAGCGGTTACCTCATAAATACCGTTATGAGCAGCATCGACCTGATCTTGAATAAGAATCCTGTCACCAGTAGTAACATTTGTGCCATCAATCTGAAGACGCGCATAGCCAGATGGCGTAGAAGCAGGAGTGTGCGTCAGGGTTGCTCCTACCCCAGAAGTCCCATTGTCGTAAGTGGAGGTAGCAGCGGCGATGGCAGCAGCAGACGCCAACTTCACGGCTTCATGCCAGTTGACAATGGTGTCATTGGCTGCCCACGAAATACCGCCAGCAGCGTCGCTGTCGGCAACGAGCATCTGCCCGTTGGTCCCTACAGCAAGTCGGCCAGCGGAGTTGTCTGCTAGGCCGACAACGAGATCACCCTTGGCGTCGATCAGGGTCTTATGGATGTCCCCCAAACCGCCGTAACCAAGAGAAGTCCATGCGGTAACCCCATCGCCAATCTTGTAATTCTGATTATCGGTTTCGTACCCAATTTCCCCGACAGCCATCGTGGGGTTATTGGAAGTCCAGTTGGCTGCGGTGTCTCTACGAAATTGAATGATTGCTGCCATGATTATTCCCTAGTTCGATACGGAGTCTTTGCCATCAGCATTGATGTGATAGCGGACCCAAGCCGCAGAGGTTCCACCGTCTGCGACTGTGGTGGATTGCGAAACAACTTCCGTCCATACACCACTGGATCTGTAATAAAACTGATCATTTGTTGTATCTATAGCGATGGTCCCATCAGCAGAACTCGCTGTGGGCGTACCATCGGTAGTCAGATTGATCAAACCTGCAACAGCCTGCAAAGCATCATCTGTCTTCAAAAGATTTGCCGCAGAGCGGTATAGGACAGCGTCCCCAGTTGCGGAACCAGACCCCCAAGTGATCTTTCCACCAGCGTCGATCTTAACTCGTGCCTCAGAATCTCCATCAACTTTTACACCAATTGCCTGAGTGGCAACGGAGGCCAGTTCCTCCACGCTGATGCCAGTTTTGAATTTCTGAGCCACGGCCTCAACCGCCTTCTAGTCTGTACCCCGCAGGGCTAAAGTTTTTAACCGGAACAAACAACCCGATAAGCACTGCTTGCTGGGGCCGTTGAAAACGACACCGTGCAAGTATCTGTATCAGTCCTTACGACATCAGCAATCACTGTGTCGTAAGAAGCGTTGTCATATACCTGAACAATGATGTCCCGACTACCCAAACCGTGGGTGATCGTGAACGATGTGGCCGATGCATTCCCAACACTCTGGGCAACCGTCCGACCCAAGACAGGGTTACTGGTAGTCCGCGAACTGCCAGAACTGTCTCCTACGGCCAGAAAGGTGTTGGTTCGGGCATTGGCTGCCGTCGTGGTACCAGTACCACCATTAGCAATGGGCAGAGTCCCAGTAACTCCGCCTGAACCGCTTCCTGCCAAATTGGCAGCATCAGAAGTAAGAACACCAGCAGTAAAAGTAATGCCGGAGCCTGCGATATCGGACTTGATTGCCAAGCCACTACCGGTAGTAGCCAAACCAGCCACACCCGAATCAAGTTTGATCTGAAGACTGTCGGAAGAAGTTTCAAGACCGCCAGCAGCAACAATGTTCACAGAAAGAACACCGCTGGCGATTCCAAGACCGTCACCCGCAGCAGAAGTAGAAATCGAAAGAACACCACTTGTGTATGTGATTCCATCACCAGCAGTGCTAGTAGCAAGAGTGACATCATTGGCATTTACAGTAATGCCATCCCCAGCAACAACATTGAGAGTGTCGCCGCTCTTAGTGAGACCGGCACCAGCGTCGATCTGGCCAGCGCCTGAGAATTGTGAGAAAACTAGATCGTCAGTGCCGATTGTGTAAGACCCGCCGCCCGCCTTGGCCTGAAGAACGTAGCCACGGTTAGCGTTTGCCGTACCTCGTTCTACGAAGAAGAAAGCACCAGCCGTGGCCTCTGCGGAAGTATCAAAGTCTGCGGCTCGTGTCGGAGCGCCAGAAGCATTAACCGTGTAAACACCATTTTCAGAAGCGTCAGCCTGATCTTTGATCAGAACCCGATTCCCAGTTGCGAGAGTAATCCCGTCAAGGGTGTCACCATTTTCAAAGTCACTAGCAAGAGTTGCCGCAGCCGTAGTTCCTACCACAACTGATTCTTTTGGATCCAGACCAGCAGCCCGATCATCGACATAACCCTTATTTGCCGCATCGGCAGCATTAGTTGGTGCCGCCAAACCTGTGACTTTCGTAATGTTGACAGCGTTACTACCATCACGCTTCATAAGCGTAGAAGCGGTATCAGCCTCTGTAGCATTGTTGACTAGGGTATAATGCGCTGTAGGCATAAGCCCATCAGTAGAACCATTGGCATTGGCAATAGCCAACGCCGGAGCGCCAGCCGATCCCGAAGTAACAGAGAGCGCTGTGGTTCCAGAAGAAACCTCAGTCAAAATCTGCTTCCATGCAGAGCCGTTATAAACCTTTAGAATATTATTGGTTGAATCATAGATCGTCCAACCTTCAAACTCACCAGAGCCGGGATCGCCTGCGGAGAACTGCAACTTCGCGTTTTGAAGTTCATTCTGATTAAGATTTAGATTAGTAACAAACTTTTGTGCCATATTAACCCCAGAACTACGTCAAATAAGCCGACCCTGAAAATGCCGCAGAAAACGTTATGGTAACCTGCGTATCACTGTTGTATGTTACATCACCAATTACCACCGTACCGGTAGAATCAACGACTGTTACTGAAGGACGACCCCCTAATGTATGTGCAACTATCCAAGTTGTCGCTGCCGATCCTTGCGTATGGATATGCCGATCAGCCCCAGTTAACGTAATATACGTTGCAGGCCATGCCCCACTTGTTTTCGGCCCGTACAAACGAGCCTCCCCGCTTGCAATAATTTGCCAGATGTACCAGTTCCCATTGGTTCCGGTTGCGGCAGTCGGTGCGATAGTTCCAGTAAGAATGATTCCCGACGAAGAAGCAAGAGAAGAAACTACTTTTACATAAATTTTATTAGGTTCAGATGCTGTCGTAGTAACAACATTACGCAATTCCTCTGCCGTAATATTATTTACAACCTCTGTAACAGTTACCGTATAGTCACTCATGTCGTTACATTCTCATCAAGATCAAAAATACCTTGTAGAACACGATCTACTGTCCCATCCGAAGATACAACCTCTAAATCATAGATGCCACTGAACTGAAGGGCCGCAGTATCGGCAGCAGAAATCAATAAAGTTATGCTTCCAGCATTACTATCAAACGTCATTCTGTTGTTCTCAGTGGTCAGTTCGATCAATGCCGAAGCGGATTCAATATCTTTGCGAACCTGCATACGACCTGTCTTGCCGCTGAGATCAACGATACTGTCGTCGTAGTTAGTAATTTCTATAACACGCTCAAACGTAGCGCCCTGATCACAGGTAAAATTATAAATACCAGCGGGCATACTATTACCTCAGTAAAGATAGTTTTGAAAATCTGCCCTCTGCCTTGACAGATCTCCTCACAGAAAAGTCTACATCATCCATCGTTCATCTCTGGGTTAAAGTTGGGGTTGTAAAACTGATCATCAAAAAATCGTTCACCGTACTGCAACAACCCGTAGATAGCCCACGGGGTGCTTTGGGGACTGGTAGATACCAAAAGTGTGTTCCCCTCGTCAGTCATGACCTCTGCGATCACGACATAATCCTTTACAACAACAGGAAGATCCTCACCAAACTTGTCGGCAACTTCGACATCAACAATCTGTTTGCCGGGATCGTTAGAGTTATCGTCTTCCATCAGCAGATACTACTTCATGGCCTCAAAGATCCGCGTCAGCATCCCTTTGATGCTTGCGGTAAAGACCCTTCATAGAGAACTTTCCTATTCCCCCATAAGAAAGACCGCGAAACTTCCCAGTTTCATACATCCCTGCATCACCAAGAATAACCTTGCCTATAGTGTCGCTTCTCTTAAATGGAATCAACTGATAAATAGGTGTTCCGGCTTTAATTACAAAGGTTTCCTTAGTCATCACCCGTAAAACAACATTAATGTTGTGATAAAAGTCGGTATGAACTATCGCTGGTAAAACCTGATAACGCTCATCCGGCTCATACGCTATGGGCAAAACCAGCATGGAGTATCCCGGTGCTGTCTTATACAGAAACGGTGAAACAACCTTCGGAAACCCCGCCTCATCAAAAGCCCTCCCACGACTGATGGGACACCCCTCCGCCATACTCCCACCAAAATGATCAACATCGAAAGCACGATCACTAGTTCTTCCACGAACATCGTCCATGCCCATTTGAAACACTTCGATGTCACACCACAAGGGAACCGTCAAACCGATAGATAGATAATCCTGAATACCCTTACAACTAACTATTGTGCCGGGTTTCGCTATCTTTGGACTCCTGTACCATTCCGGCCAACCATCCTTGCTCAATTTGGGAGGGTTTTCAATCAGTCGATTATCAGAAGGGATGATCAGGATCTCTCCCTTTTTGACCTTCGGCCAATCCAAATACGATCGGATTTTACTGAAGGTTTTCAAGCGCCTCATGATGATCCATGATTGGGTGAGCGGATTGGTTTTCTCGTATTTTCCATATAGCATCCTCAACCGAATCTTCCCAAACAAACGCCTGTATCGCCCTAAAGGCTGAATCAGGGTTCAAAACACCTTGACCTTGTCCCACATGATAAAAATGCGGTAAACCAAACATCGCCAATTCTCCATGACTGAAGTCCATCTGTTGTGGCGGACGTTCCGACCAAAGGCCCAATAGTCGTTCCAAACTTTCCGGAATAGGCATATCCTGTAAGGCAGACCAAAACGGAGTATCGGTTCGATCACTGACGTAGTGCAATCGAATCATGTCAAGAATATTGGCCATCATCCCATTGAACTGTCGGTTGTATTCTTTCGGAATCCATTCATTGCCCTTTTGAAAAGATGCAAGATAGCCGATTAGAGACTTTGCCTGAGTAATCGTAGACCCAATGGAAGTCGCTTCTAATGGTTCTACAAAAGATCCGGCCAAACCGACTGCTACACAATTGCCAACCCACGGCTCTTCCAAATGCCCCGGATCGAATTGGAAATGTCGGTGATCCGATATTTGGACATCCAACAATTCTTCCATTTCGGCAACCGCTTCTTCTTCTGTGCAAAATGAAGAAGAGTAAACATATCCATTGCCTCGTTCTGCCTGAGTCGGGATTTCCCACGCCCAACCACTATCCAATGCCCTCGCACGGGTGTATGGCCTCAACTCTCCACTTTCATCCGAAGGTGTTCGGAAAGCAATCGCGGAATCCGTTAACAGATACTCACCGAACGAGTTCCACGTTTGTTTAGAGAGATGTGAAATCAAAACCTTGTTGAAACCAGAGGCATCTATCCAAAAGTCTGCCCTGATCGTCCTATCCGCTGACGCCGTTGGATCATCCAGTTCCACACTGACAATCCAATCGTCTTTTACAACAACCCTCTGAACCTCTCCATCTATGATTTTGATATTTCGATTACTTACCTTCATCCTAAGAAAATCATTCAACTCTTCAGTATCAAAATGAAACTGATTGACACTCCTATGAGGATTATCCGCTGGAACCTTATTTTCCAACAATCCTTTATGACAGGTGTGTTCAGTCAACAACCATTCTTTAGACAAAAATCCAGCATACGCTCCGTTGAAACCAAACATCCGCGGAACAAAATCAGGTAATCCAGAAGTCACATGAAAATAGTCAGGAGTGTGATCGGTCCATCCTTCAAAACGAATACCCTTTTTATGGGTAGCCAATGCTGCAACAATCATTTCTGCGGGTTCTATCCCACAGAAATTCATAAATCCCAACCAATGTTCCGTGGAGCCTTCCCCCACCCCTATGGTTCCGATCATGTCAGACTTGACAACCACTATCTCATGTTCTGGGAAAGCAGAACGTAGAATGAGCGCGCTGATTAGTCCTGCATTCCCTCCTCCGACAATTCCAATTTTTTTAATCATGTTCACGAATACCAAGTAACCAGCGAATATTTAGTTCCACCCTCTACCGGGTGGGCGATGTGCCCGAAAGGGAAATTGGAAGGAAACAAGACTAACGTTCCTGCCGATGGGGTGATCTTTATATCGAAGTAGGGAAATTCCAATTCGCCGCCATCGAAGTTGTCGTTAAGGAAAAACACCATACTTAAGGCTCTCTGATTTTGTTCCGCATGGTCATGGTGGAAGTGGTATTCCGCTTTGTTTTGATAGCGGATGACCGTAAAACCTTCATCCTTTCTTAGATGAAGATCATAAACAGATCTGAAATTGTTTACTTTTTCATTGAGTTCCCTACTAAACTTTTTGAGTTCTTCTGCTAGGGGTATGAAATCTTTATCGTTGTATCCCCAAACCTCACTGATGCTGCTTTCCACGCTGCTTCTGTAATCAGTTTGCTGATGGTTACCGGGAGTGCCTGTTATGGATCGCTTCCATGCAGTAACCGAATACTCCAACTCTGCGGCCTTTAGTGTTTCATCTAGTAATTTGTCAGCATCGGAGTACCACCCTTCATGGATCAGTACACCCGGTGCGGGATTTTCAACTGGCATGTTTCACCCACTTAATTTCATCGTGATTAAGATCTAAATACATATTACTTCCGGGGAAAATATTCATTGGGTGTTCAATTCCATAATGCGAAGAAAAATCAGGAATATCCCCCTGACAGAAGCAAGTCAAATTTACTATTCGGTGCCCTGCCAAAACGGGGCTGACATTATGAGAATAAATGAAATTTGCCGGATAGATGAGAACATCCCCCTTTTGAGGTTCGTGTGTCGCTCCCACATACGGCCACGAAACTTCCCCTCCGGTAAAACTATCTCCTTCCGGTTCGTCATCCGGTACCCAATCACTCATGAATTGGAGGGCACATAGAATTCTTTGAGGAGCAACAAGATCTCTATACGATTTCCCTGTTCGATTAGGACCGGTAAAATGCTCTCCGGGCGTGTTGTCGGAATGAGTACCCATGTTGGCACCGGGAAAATAATAGAGAAGCCTATGTGCCTCCTGCCATTGGATATCCTGAAAACTGGTCGGGTACTCCTTCATGTACTCCAACAAGCATTTCATCATCACACCCTGAAGCATGAAAACATATTTATCATCTTCGCTGTCCGCCAATCCATCTTCAGGAAAGTTCCTGATACGAATCGGGCCAGTTATTTCATAGTTGTGACGATGTCCTTCCCGATCATCAACCCAAGATTCCCCGCGTTCTATCTCATACCGATTTTTCCAAAGAACATCGGCATACCCATCTGAAATCTCAAATGCATCACGCCACAATCCAATACCGGGAAAAAGTATTTCCATCACTTTTTGTTTCCGTCCTGAAATGCCGCTTTTCGTTTGAACGCAAAAAATAACGCCGTTGCTAGTTCCTCTCCATCATGTAGAAGCGACACTTCGTACTTTCCAATATTCAAAATAGGAAACACCCAACGTGCCCGATGTTTTTCACACCACACCGGAATCAAATCTTCGTGAGCCATTTCTTTCTTACGAGCATTAAAAACAGAAATAGTAGTCTTTCCTCGTAAATCTAAAAACTCATTCGTCCATATCACGGCCTGATGGCTACCCACATTGATTTCACTATCAGCCAGCGCTACACCGGTTATTTCCGGAACTTTGAATATCTCAGCCTTAGACGGAGTGATATCAGGATGTTCTTTAAGGATTTTGTCCGGTATCCCATGAACAATCGGTATGCCCCACATTGTTGCCTCAGCAACATGCGGCTCTATTTCCTCGTCTGTAGGAACGTAATAATATGTCTTCATTTAAATGTTGGCAGTGTCAAGGGCAATGCTGCTGCCATTTACTCCTGTGTTAATAGAATAACTCGGTGTACCAGCATTTCTGGTGACCACAATCAAAACACCGCCTCCACCGCGACCGCCTCGCTGCCCCTGATAGCCAGTTCCACCCGCCCCACCGGGATAATCAATCGCCGCCTGATGGCCCGTACCCGGAGGAGTGGGAGGCGTTCCATGAGTATCCGGAGTGAGATGATGTGTGATGTGATGGTTTGTCATGGGGGCGTGATGATGATCTGATGCATCAGGATTCGTGTGATGATTTTGTTCCGAATCGTGATGATGATCTGATGCATCAGGGTTAGTGTGATGATTTTGTGCCGCTGCATTATGATGATCTGATGCATCAGGATTCGCAACGGGTGGATTTGGGGGATAATTCGTGGGGGGCGTTCCGTGATGGTTCGTAACCACATGATGGTTCGTGTACGGGTTTCCGGGGTTGTGATGATGACTGCCCGGTTGCACCATATGGTTTGTCGGGTTGTGGTTTCCGGGGTTGTGATGCGGAAACGGTTGGAAATTATGGTGACCCGGATTTTCGCTACCCGGAATCGTGACATGCACAGGAGGATTCGTCACTGGCGTATCAGGATTTGTACCGGATGTGCTGTCATGATGATGCGATGACGCATCAGGGTTCGATGTCGGGTCCGGGCTGGCCGTTCCCGGCGTTGGATCTGTGCCGTGATGGTTTTGAACCCCGTGATGGTTTTGAACTGCCGTCGGGGGTGTGCCGTGATGGTTTTGAACCCCGTGATGATTCTGTTCTGCCGTCGGGGGTGTGCCGTGATGGTTTTGAACCCCGTGATGATTCTGTTCTGACGCGTGACCACTGGTGTGGTGATGGTTTTGGACAGGCGGATTGCCATGACCCGGATTAGCATGGTTATACGCCGGGTCGGTGTACGTCGGAGCGGGCGTTCCACTTGTTCCAGCAGCACCATCAGTTGACGTTCCACCCTCGCAATACAAACCACCTGAACCAGTGATCTGACGGGCAGAAACCATAACTACGGCACCACCACGGCCACCCGTTCCCCCAGCGCCACCAGTCCCCGAAGAACCCTTCCCCCCCGGTACGCCGACTGTGTTCGCACTCGGAGGCCACGATCCGGCTACCCCGGCTCCTGAAACTCCATCCGCTCCGGTACCCCCACCAGCACCACCCTTCGCACGAAAAAAGTCTGTTCCACGCTGCTTATAAGCGTTAATAGCATCACGCAAATCATAAAAATCATTGGCTGCTACACCAACCGAAGTGTTCACGGCCCCAGAGCCGCTAAAAGTGTACCCCGAAGACTCAAAGTCGTCGGGTTCGCCAGCGCCGCCCAAACCGTCCGTGACACTCTCCCCAACGGCTACGGTTCCCTCCAAAGAACCAGTGCCGACACTTGTAACTGTGTCTTTGATCCCCAAGTCGCCCGTCAAGTTCAAAGTGTTTTTTACGAATACTCTCCAACCGTTCGGATTTAGAACCACTCCACTATTTACAGTGAGATTGTTGTAATACATATCCCCAGAAAGATTGGTATTCGTGGTGACCGTTACATCACCGTCTTCGCCGCTTCCAAAAACCAGTTCCCCATCGAATTGAAGGTCGCCAAACTCGTCCTCAGGCAGCATTTCAACTACATAAGGAAGTAAGTCCTTTTCTCGGCGGACACCCTGATCATATTTCGGATCAGCCATCAGTCAGCCTCTAAGAAATAAGTATTCCCCGCTGATCCAGTTCCTGAACCAGCCGCACTCAGCGTGTACGAATGGCTTTTATCTGAGGAAATTAAGAACATCACACCGCCACCCGCATTTCCAGATGCTGCTGCCGAAATGTTTCCATCTCCGAAAAGATAACGAGCAGTAACGATTACCACACCACCGCCATAATTTGTTCCATCTCCTGCTCCACCCTTGAGAAGATTGATAGTGCCATTACTGGGATCAAACGAATAACCATCAACAACATTCAAAGGATTCTTGTACCACTTCGTTCCACCCAAAGCAGCGGTAGGGGCAGTCACCGTGTAAGAAGCAGAAGCACCACCCAACGAATTGGTTGCATTCGTATTTTGTGTTCCGATCCCCAAGGATCCTTGAGAACTAGGTCCGGCTGTCATCCCGATTGTTCCCCACAGGAACAAATTGCGTTGAACAAACACCCGATAACCCGCAGTATTCAAAGTTTTCGTGGCATCAACCGTCAAATCAAGATAATACTTATCTTCAGTCAGAGTTGTGTTCGCGCTGATGGTAACAACGCCGTCTTCTCCACTCCCGAAGATGTGTGATGGCGAATCATAGAAATCCGCTAAAGCGTCAGGAGCGCCTATTCGGACAAGCCGCCCAGCCATTACGCCTCCTGAATGCCAAATGAATGAATCGAAACCGAACTAACGACCGACGCAGAAGCCTGAATAAAATCACCAGTCGCCATGACAGCCGACAAGTTGACAAAAGTTGTTGACTTTGAATCAACACTTACATCATAAAGAACTGCATTAGTAGCACTAGCAGATCCGCCACTAGGAACTAGATAAACAGAAACAGTCCTATTGGCAGCAGCGGTATTACATAAAGCGATCTGCTTCACAATTGTCGTAGTAGACGCTGGCACGGTATACAACGTCGAAGGCGACGTTCCCAACTGTGTAGGCGCATGTAGTTTCGTATGAGTCATTGCCATTAGACCATAACCTCCATGTAGAACTGTGTTTCTACATCGTCAATAGTAGTTTGGAACGCGTTCAACTGGGCAACACTCGCATAACCATAATTCTCAATCTTGTCCTTAATTGCCCCTGAAGTCATAAGCGAAACGTCGTTATCTGTAAAACTTGATCCGGAATCCACATTGGAGATCCCAACACTGTCCACAGTCAGAGTTCCAGTGATTGTCACATCATTGGGAAGACCGACCGTGACTGCTCCCAAACTAGTGAATGCCTCCACCTCATTTGCGGTACCGGTAACCGAAGAAATAGCAGCAGCAGAAGTGACGTAACCATAATCTTCGATCTTGTCTGCGATAGCCCCAGAAGTCATGATCGAAGTGTTGTTGTCCGCAAAGGATTCAGCGGAGGTTTGAACCGCAGCAATCCCCACGCTGTCCACAGTGAGTGTTCCAGCAATCGTCACATCGTTCGGAAGACCAATAGCGATAGCACCCGAAGATGCCGACACCGAAATCTGAGCAGCCGTACCCGTCAGAGATGAAACCGTTGTATTCCATACCATGCCTGACGCCTGAGAAGCATCAGCCGACAAAACCCGACCATCAGCACCAACCCCGACCTTGACGGCGGTGTCATCCGCACTCCCAACAAGGAGATCGCCTTTGGCGTCGATAAGTGAAATGGGAATAGTTCCTGCGGCTGTTGCATACGCATACGCGAGGATCTTGTCCTGAACCGCAGCAGATGTCATCACCGAAGTGTCATTATCAACAAACGATTCTGAACCTGTTTGAACTGTAGAAATCGCGACACTGTCGATAGTTAGAGTGCCAATTGTTACAGCACTGGGAAGGCCAATGGTAATACTCCCGGTTGAAGCGTCTACTTCAACCTCATTGGCCGTTCCAGTAAGACTGTTAACGATGCTCGCCCACGCCAGTCCGGTTCCAGCGGAGGAATTAGCAACAAGTGCTTGATTGTTGGTGCCTACAGCAAGTCTTCCTACAGTATTATCCGCTGTTCCGCCAAGAAGATCGCCCTTGGCGTCAATCGTGGACGCCCGCATCTCATCGCCATCATTCACCAAAACCCATGCACCACCCGGCCCTCCGACTTGAACCTTCAAAGTGGTATCAGCCGTGTTGTAATGGAAATATCCGCTAAGTTCACCAGACGCAGCACTGTTGCTTTCCGTCCATCCCGCAGCCTTAGAATCCAACTGAGAAAAGGCGTCATTAAACTGGACGCGACTGAACGAATCCAAACTGGTTGACCAGTTGATCAACGAAGTAAATCTAGATCCGGGTGTTATGGCCATAATGACGCTCCTAAATAAATACTACACTTTAAGTGGGCAGTGTCTGCCTTACTCTTTCCATATCCGCCGTGGATAATGCTTCATTAAAGATTGCGAAATGATTAAACTGCCAACCCGGTTTGTTATTGGAATGAAATGTAACATTTGCATCCGTAGAACTTCCCGTTCGGGTGGCTAATCCCTTAGTTGTGGTGTCTGTTGCATTCGATATTGCTGTTCCATTCGCATACAACAAAATCTTGTTATTTGCCACATCGCGAACTAGACCGACATGATTCCATTCTCCGATACGGGAAGTGTCATTCCAAGTCAGCGAAGCCGTGTTGAATGCTGTGGCCGACTTGTCGAACGCGTCCGTGACAGTAAAAGTCACCCCACTACTACTGAATTTCATTTGGAAATTGGGATGCTTGAAAACGTAATCGTCGTAACCGAAATCCGTTTTCAAGCGCCGATAATTAATCGACAGAGAAATGGGCACATCCCGACCTATTGATAGTTGGGGAGAACAAGAACCACCCTCCCGATTCAACTGAAATAGATCCCTGTCAATAATCGAAGAATGCTCGTATGCGTCAGCGTCCTCCCACGCACGATTGATCGTCCATGTTTCACCTGTAAGATTTGTACCAGTGCTTGCTGTAATAGTATGGGCTGTAATGGTGCTTGGAAGGAACGTATATGTTTCTACTCCTGCTACTACAACCTTTTCGATTTGTTTCCCACCATAAGTGCCAGCAGCCCAAGTAATCGTAGTTACACCCGTTCCTGTACCCGTGGCTGTAGCCCCATCCATATAAGTAACTGTCCAGTTGTAGGTGCCATTATCCATTCCAGAGACAACAAGGCTGTCACCAGAACTACTTTGATTTCCTAAATACAAATAGTCAGTTCCCGTGTGTGGTAAACCAATCCAATTTCCTATCGTAAGAGGACTTGTCTCGTATTCGATTGTGTATGCAACGTCGGTGTTTTTTGCACAACTCTGGGTGAAAGTATCAACCCCGTCGTAAAGGGCTGGGGTTGTCGTATAAGAAGTGGAAGTTGTCAAATTCAGGTCTACTACTGCGGACATGGTATTTGAAAAGCCCGATAGAGAACTATCCATCGTTCCATCGGCAATAACTGCCCTATAGCCAACAACCCCATTGTCCCCATCAGTTACATGGAAAAACTCAGCCGTTGCTGTGTTGTCGTAACGATTGAAAGCCGCCGTATTATTGAGTGTATTAATCAAATAATCCGTGGGATGGCACACCCCGTGCAATGTTGGAGCAACATAGAAACTAATCGTTCCGTTGCTGTAGTCGCCGCCCGTAGTAGTGGTAGCAAACCGTATCCACCTATCGCCCGTTACGCTGAAGTCATACGATGCATCATGTATCGCAGAATCGTATGCGGTACTCACACCGGAACTACTAGATCCCCTGTGATATCGGAGTGTGCCAGTTTGATAGATTTCGCACTCGCAATGGTCGGCAGCAGAACTGGTGCCCTGTTTGAACAAGGTAATATTGGAACCACTTCCAAAACTGATATCCGAAACATGGAATATGTAATCCGTGGCTGTTGCAGACAGACCCGTTGACACTGTCGCTGCTTGTATGTAAGCCTCCGACCCACTCACTCCGGACGGATAAAACGCAAACCCTGTGTTGTACCTAGCCCCAGCGATAATCCCGTAACGTGAAGCCTTCGGATCAGAAAGTGAATCGTCAAACAGATTGATGTGACGGCCCGAACCCGTAACGTCAGGTATGGCAGAACAGGCGTCGTTCCCGAATTTGAAAACACTCTCATCGTTAGCAATTACTCCTGCGCCCGGAACGTTGGCTTCTAAAATATCTTTCGCCTCATAAGCGAACTGTGCGGCATCTCGTGCCTTGTTGGATTGACTCCCTATTGTTCCCACAGCGAGGGTCGGTTCCATCTCTGTTTGAACCAGCGTCCCACCAATATCGGGATCGACATCTGCATCAAAAACATATTTAACAAGAAACGGAGATTCCCTGTAATGCTTCTTAATTCTAGTGAAATAACTCGCAGGCGTATCCGTGTCTAAAACTGTTCCAAGATACGAGTTCATCGCTTCTGGTTTCCCAGCATTAAGCCCATTAAACCCATACAAAATTTGTTGTCGATAAGCGTCTATGTTTTCATAACTTGAAGAACGAGCCGCAGCCCAAGTAACTGAATCTTCAACTGATTCGGCATCCAAAAGATCAATCGCCTGCCAGTTCGTAGAATCCGACGACAAGTTCCAATCTGGCAGCGACAGCCACATGGCCAATCCCGTGTATGGATTATTCAACTCCACACCCACCAGTTGAGCCAACCACCTCAAAGAACTCTCTTCGATCTTTAAAGGATCCGTTAAAGAAGATTTGGTTTCTGTGTCAGTTGCTGAATCCGTACTTCTCGTATACGCCCAAGACCGAAGTTCTTCCCCAATGATTACTCCATATCCATATGTCGCAGCAAGCAGACGTTTTGCTATTAGATTAAATCCCAAAAGTCCAGAGATATCACTTCTTTGATCCAATGCACGAATATATTCTGGCAATAGCCTGTAAGTATTATTCAATGTTGGATTATTCAATACTGTTGATTGATTGATTGCAAACACATCTGTCAAAAAGTATGATTGATCTGCTGCCGTAGCGGAATCACAAGTAAACACAACCCTTGCATAGTTCGCTGAGGCGGGAACCCAGTTCCGCTTTGCCCCGGCTATGGGTGTCCCTTTCTGATAACCAAACGGAAAGACCACCTGCACCAAAGGAATAAGAGCCGGAGCGGCAGAAGTCGTACTTGGGTCTATGAGAAATTCTTGTTCATGTGTATGTGTCGAAGCAACCCACGCCCCGTCCGATTCGGTTTCTCCCGCGTATTCCAAAGGAGAGGCAACACCAGAACTCACATCAAAATATTCGATCTTGATTTTGACTGTTGTAGCGGCCAGATCTGTACCGACATGAACAATGCCGCTAACTTGATAACTCTCATCAGAGACAACAGGAAACAGTGGCGACTTTGCTAAGACCTCACCAGCGGCTAGAGAAGTAACAAGAAACCCAGTCTTTCCAATCCCGCTGCCAAGAGAAGATTCCTGAAGACCAATATTAGGCAATGCCCGAAGAGACGAGTTACCAAACGTCCATCTCGCAGAATCGAATACGACTCCGTCTTTCGATATTAGATTAATGGAGTCCACTGCCGTGGTGGATGCTGGCATTTTAATTTACCGTAATAGTTAGAGTGCTTGGATAGGTCAACATTCCTAAATGGTTCATTCTGATATCTCCGCTCAAAGCACCCGTGCCGTCAGTGGCGTTAGAACCCAAAACTTCCGCCCTTACCGCTGAAGAAGTTTGAGTAAATGAAATATCGCCCGTACCGATTGTTCCCGCTGCACCACACGAAAAACCCTTATTAATATTGGTACTTCCAGCACTACACCAAACAAACCTATCGACTACCATCTCATTTGTCGTATCGGCATCTAGTGCCCTAGTCAATACCCAATTTGTTGACCCGTCGCCCGCAACCGTGACAGTATAAATCCCATTCTGCAATGCTGCTGTTTGATCTTTGACCAAAACCCGATCCTCCACAGACGGGGTTACCCCATCAACGGCAAACGCCGCCTGTGAACCAGAGTTCGTCAAAGCCGCCCCAACCCCAAGAGTTCCATTGTCATAAGCCGCAGACAAATTTGCCGTCGTGGCACATGACACGGACTCTTCCGGCAAAGTCAACACAACTGAAGTCACATACTCAACACCAGCGATACCGTCTAAAAGACTCACAATTTCATTGACACGAACCACACGGTCATTTTCCGTATTCAACACCCAATAATCGCTATCTAGATATGCTTGAAGCCCACTTTGAACAGCGGTCATAACAGTTCCTGACGCTGCCGAAGCGGTTTTAGCAACTACCGCCGTAACGCCAATCCCGACAAGTTCCGCATTATGAACTTCTACCGTCACACCCGTAGCGGTTTTTGCCGTAATCGCCGTACTAATAGTTGCAATATCGGCAGCACTGATAGTCGCATCTTCGATAGACCGGGAATAACCGTTAACGTTTTCACCGGCAACAACAAGAAGGACATAACCAGCGTATGAACCTCCGCCCGTGACCATATTTCGGTCAGAGAAACGTCGCATGTTGTACGCTTTAGCACGATAAACCGTTCCGGTATAATTTGTTAACACATACGATTTCAACTGATCTTGAGTAACCATAACGGAAGAATAGCCAGCCAACGTCGTGGTCGCCCTCGTGAAATACTCCGTATCTGTTTCCATGTCCAAACCGCCAGAAGGCTTAGAACTCAAAACCGTGCTAGAAACATACGGAACTGTGGCCAGCAATTGAAGGCTGCTGCCATTGGACGGGGTGTTAAATCCAATTCCAACCGCCTGAGCGGTAACCGCCACGGAAGTTAAAGACGCCGACCCAGACGCTACTATCGCAGCATCGTCAAGGGTGTACACAAACACAGATCCATCAGATCCGTAATAAGCCATTGCCGTATTGGCCGGGATCGTATACCCAGCCGTGTCGGTAAACGTAATCGTTACCGTCGCAGTTGCCTTGACACCATTCGATCTGTTGATCCCATATAACTTCAGTAATGTTTCAACGGTGGATGCAGGAAGCCGGTTCGCAGCATTGACCAAATTGGCGGTCTGAAACGCCGTGGCCTCCATCATTGTCGTTTCGATCTGTCCGACACGAGGAGTCCAATGAGGCATCAAGGCTCTTGCTTGTGTGAGGCTTTCCTCTAAAATAGCACTAGTAGCCTTATCGAATGGAGTTAGGTCTACATATGAAGACCAGTCTGGTGAAACCATAATCTACCCCTAAGTAAAGTTGACTTCGATAGTATCTAACGCGCCTCGCTGTTTGATCACATCTACATTTTCTAGTCTTATTGTGTCTCCATAAAACTGAATGAATTCACCCAGTAGTTGGGCGGGATCAAACTCCCCAAACGTCGGATCGTCTACTCCAAAAGTCGGAAACAACTTTCGCTCGTCCTTATGGGTTGACATAAACGCATGTATCTGTTCAGCCTTATAAGAATTAGAAGAATCATCTACCTTTACAAAGTCTCCGGTATTAGTAAACCGGAGAGGTATAGAAAGTACGTCCATAACATCCTACTTTAGCATCAACAACGATAGGATTTTACCCCCCCTGCGGCAGCGGGGACGAAACAAACCTACGAGAGAGGTTCATCCCCCCACATTTCACTCCAAGTGCCCGGACCAACGATTCCATCTCTAGTCAGACGATTGATCCGCTGAAACTGCTTAACTTTCCTCTTGGTTCCCCAACCAAAGATCCCATCAATCTTTCCGCAATCAATACCCAAAGCACCTAACCGCCGTTGCAAGACCTTCACCCGATCTGAACGTTCTTTTCTGCGAATCGGATTTGTCCTGATTTCAGCAGTAAGAGCAGCGTGATATCGCAACAATGCCCCCCAATCCATAACTGGTTCTTTTGTTTCTTCCTTAACCCCCACACCAGTCAAAGCGGGAGCATCAAACCATTCAGTTGAAGCACGAGGCTGGTGATGCCACCACTCTCCACGAACCGTGGGATGCATCCCATACTCTTTAGCAATGTTGTTTACTTCCCACTTTTTTATTCCGTTACCACATAGACCGAAATCGACCGCATAGCAAAATCCGTCGTCCTGTTCCATGTGCCAACTTCCTCTCCAAATCCCAATACCATTTAAGGCTTTAGGTCCAAATCGTCTGTCGGGATTAGCGGCTAAATTGAATCCAGCCTTACGCTTTTTATAGCCATCATAGAAATATTTTTGTTTCGCATAAGTACGACATCCACTAGTTATTTGAACTCGTCCGCTGATACGCGGGTCATTGAAGAAGGCTTCTAACCTCTTTATGAAACGTGGATGAAGCAACGAGAGATCGACCCCTCGTTTGGCGGGGATGGACATTTCTTACCTTGGCCGTACAGGCCGGGTCGGCTTATGTATTCCACTCTTCAACCATCTATTAGTATAGAACTATCAACTCTCCAAGGCCGCAATGCGAACTTCTAATTCTTGAATAGCCTTGATAATCGGTCCAATCAGTTCCGTATACCGAAGTCCTTGCTCGTGATGTTCTTCCACAGCAGGAACGGCACGAACATTGTGTTCGGGGTCAGCCGGTAATTCAGGGTGTGCTTCGATCAGTGCGTTAGTCCAGATGGCTGTATCAGAAGCAGCATCCCCCAATACTGTTTCGACCTCCTGCCCTAGCAGCCCGTAGTGTGTCCTGACTCCTGCCCTACCTTCAGTTTCAATCCATTTGAACTTCACGGGTCGTAAGGCTTTGAGAAAATCCAACCCCAGATCAGAATCAGCAATATCTGTTTTCTCATTTTGATCGGACGTATTTATCGTTCCATTGGAGCAAAATAGTTCGCTCCATCGCACTCCCTCGTAGCCAAGCGAGTATTGATTATTTGCTAATGGATGACAGCCGTACTGATATGTCGTTCCATGGAATGAGAAGTCAGTGTAGGTATTATTGGTGAAGAAACTGCCACGTTCGGTTCCCCCCCAGTCGTAACTTGGGGCGAAGGCGATGTACCGCTCAAACGTGCCCGCCGGGGTGGTATGTGTCCCCGACGCTCTAACAGTTAACCCACCATCGACCTTCTCGTCATGCCCGGTGTGGTGCAGATTGTATGAGTCATTCTTCTCATCAAAAACGAACCAGTCTCCCTCCGTTCCAATCCCAGAACCATCTGTTCCCATGGTCGTGTTATCCAACATGATGGATGCACGATTAGATCCGACATACTCCGTGGGGTCGATCCTCAGCGTGTGCCCCCACTGTGAGGTCTGTCCACCGAAACGAACAACCCCCGATGCAGTGCCATCACCTAATTGATGCTGCGGATTGATAACCAACAAGTCATCTGGACGGTTAGCAATAAAACTAACCATTACTTTGTCTCCCTTTCTTGGGGGAGACCCTATATAGAACAGTGCTGGAACGTTATTGTGGCCCAACGAATTAACAGAAACTTTGATCGTGTATGGGTCCGTAGTGGAAGTAACAACCTCAGTTACTTCACCTTCATGAAATCCATCAGATATGGGCTGTCCGGGCGAATACGCCTTGGTAGGACGCTTACGGTTGTAACCAGAACCCTTATACGAACTTGCACCTTTTTTAGCCATTAGCCGTGGTACCCATACATCGGATGATTCGGCTCAGGCTTCTTTGGGTTGGAATACAAGCCACTAAAGAATTTAAGATCTGCTGGATCTATAGTTGATTCGATACCTTTCGTTTCTTCGACACCTTCCCTGCCTTCTACGTCGTAAGGATCCGGCTGATAAGAACTATCGAAAAACTTTCGATCGGCGTCGTCTTCAGCCTCTGTCGCTGCCTTCAGATTTTTCTTCGCGTTCTCCTCTGCCAAAATTCTGGCTCTTTCAAAAAATTTGATATCGGCTGGGTCTTCAGCCTCCGTGGCAGCCACCATCAAAGGAAAAGTAGAACCGGGCATAGCCAAAAGCACAGCCCAATCATCATCATTGATACACCCATCACCTATATAAGTCACAAACTGCTCACGATCCCCAAAGAATGAACGGTCAGCCGGATCAAGATCGCCTATCAACGTTACTGTTCTAACACCCAATGTGTTTCGTTGCTGCCATGTCTTTACATATCCTTCGGTTATCGGACCAAAAACGCCGTCTTGGTCTTTTTCCGCCATGCCAACAGCCATCTGTAATCGCTTAACATCGGTTCCGGTAGCGCCCTTACACAACTCTCTAGACCCATATGGAATAACACCAAGACCAACAGAAGAATCCGCCACAGTGTCATCAGTTTCCACAAGCGTGCGTGCTTTTATTTGAACAGGGTTATTACCGCCTTCTTTCCAACTCACATTCGTAATCAGATATTTACGAGTTGTGGCAACAGCATCCGCAGTTTCCAAGTTTTGCGTATCCTCTGGGTGTGTAGTTTCACTAGGACCGAACTTGCCCACGTTTTTAAACGCTACCGTCATCCCCGGTCGAAGTTTCTTCCCATTGTCTCGTGGAACCAAAACCGTCGCTTGACTGCCCCTCCAATCGTCATCACTGGTAGCGAAAGACCAACCGAAAGGAAACCATGCATCATTTTCAGGAGCGTCTACATCTACAACAATCCCCGGTTGACGCTCAACCAAAAACTCCTCAGATGAAAAATACAAAACCCCGTAAGATTCAAAAACCAAATAATCCAAATCGCTTGCCAAACGCTGCAAAACATCCCATGAGGACTCATCAGCATTATCACCAGATTGACGAGTAATATTGATTCTGTCGGGAGTGGATTGAATAAATGCTTGCAACCCAAATTTCTCAGCCATTTGTTTTGCAAAACCGGCAGCAGAAGTATTCCAATTTTCTGCACCTTTATCCCGTCTCATTCTTTGAATCGGAGCCGACCGACATTTAACCTGCACCGCATCCGGTCCATTGGGATGCCGCTGGACAGATGCTTGTGCGATCTCATAAGATTGTCCCCGATAAGTAACGGGCCGACGCATCTGAAAATAATCGGCCTTAAACATTTTGAAACCCGGATCATAAACTTGTATTGACATTTCAGATGTCATGTTAGACGTTAAATCAACACCTAAATCGGTTACGCTTTCTGTTATCTCAGCAGTTCGGGCAGTTCCAATTTCTCCGAAGCGTAACTTTCCTAAGTCTTCCATGGTAATACTTTAACTCACACCCAATTGGGCATATCTCTGAGCCACGGTGTCCGAACCTACCGATCGTTCAGCAGCCGGATTGAGTATTGGGTGATCCTCAGTATGTAGGCCACTATTGTTATAACCACCGTAGTGAGCGGCGTCTTCGGCCTCATCATCTTCTTCGTCCTCGTCGGCAGTCTCAGCGGGAACTTCTGGTTCAAACAGAACTGCCTTCAAATGAATAATTTCCGTGTTCAAAGGATGCGACTCCACGAAAGCCATAGAAGCCCTTGCACGAATCGTCTCACCGTTCAAACTCTTATCCGTCGATGTAATAGATAACGCTGTCATACGCAAACGATAAGGAATAATAACCCCACCATATTGAAGTAGTAAATCCTGATCGTCACCAGCGATTTCCTCAAGAGACGCTATTTCGCTCTCAATGGATTGCTTTCCCCGACTTGGCCGATCCGCCAACACACAAGACAACTCAATCTTTCTGTTCTTGGGCGCAACAGAACGCAGCAAAGGCTTTCTACTGGGACGCTGAATCTCCGTGTATGCCAGTTCACTCCCGCCATAAGTCATATTTTTTGGCCCATAGGGAAACTCAAACGTCTTCAATATCACTTCGCTCTCCGGATCGAATTCAAACCCCGGAATATAAAGCCCTATCGCGTCGTTGAAATACTCCGGAGACTTCTTAGCGACTTCACCTTTCGGCATTTGACGCAACGTCAAACGCTTTGACAACGCCAAGCGTTGAGCAACTAGGGAGCCTCTAGATTCACCATCAGTGAGAGAAATATAAAACTTCGCTGTACCAGCCATTTATCACGGCCCCCCTGCTATTTGTGATGGTGTGTATCCCGACGACTGTGCAGACGCCAGCCAGTCAGACAAACTTTTGGCACCGTCGGCTGCTGCGCGTTCAGAGGGGGTAAGACCCCCCGGACCCACTACGCCGCCATCTATTACTTGGCCACCGTTGTTTCTGATATCAATCAAAATCGGATCATCGGTTTCTGCTTCCGCTCTCAGTTCCGCACTTTCCGCTGCCGCTGCGGCAAGTGCCGCTCGCTCCAATGTGTACATTGCCGTCGTAGCGGCTACAACAGCATCAGTCTCTGCTTTCTTCGCTTCCCGTGCCAACTTCCAAACTTCCATATTAGCCTTAGCCAACTCTTGCTCTATGTCGCCCTCCGTCCACATCTCCCTCAACCCTGCACGAGTGAGTTGCGGACGATCCCACACCTCATTCATGATTTGAAGTTGCTTAACAGATTCGCTGTCTACAAAATCGTTAAAAGTTCGCTCTGAGAAGGCTGCGATTTCGTTAGTGAATTTTTTAGCCCCTTTCCCCAGTCCTCGTTTCTCCATATCGGCTTGCCACCCCTCCCCGAATCTTTCAACAAACTGAACCAGTTCATATCCCGAAAAACCAAGAGCCTGTCCCTGAGCGATGGCAGCATCAATACCAGCAGCAGCAGAATCATTACTGATGGTGCCAGTAGTTAACAACTCTTGCAACATCACATTGTTAGCAGCCTTGGATTGACCCAAAGCCTCATCTACACGGGCACCCTTGTGGAAACGACTACCAAAAACAACATCTGCAAAAGACTTATTAATTTGATCCGCGTACATGCGGATGCCTGAGGCCATGTCCTTGGTTTCGTACTGCTCGTACAGGCCCATATAAAAATCTTGAAGAGAACTCTTGGTGTCTCGTAAAGCGATACCCATTCTGTCCGCCGCTATTTCAATATCCTCAGCGTGCATACCGGTTCGTTCGGCAATCGTTCCTACGGCCCGATCCAAGGACGCCAGATTTTCTCTAAACGAATCAGCGACCCCACCCGCGATTCCAGCCCGATGTTTTAACGCCTCATCCTCATCAAAACCCTGCGTCCGTGCCCAAGCCTTGAACTTGTCATCATCCAAAAAGATCTCATTGAAATCTTTCAGATCCGCCGTCATCGAAGCCCTGCCACCTTCGGCAAATTCGGCCATAGCATCCTCACCGAAAACTCGCATCCCCGTTTCTGTCAGAGCATTCTTTTCATCCTCGTTCTTGCCGCCCTTCCACCACCCCAATGCTCCAGCGCCGAGTGCCGCCAGACCCGCGACTGCAAATGCTGCACCCCCGGTCATTACCCCCGCCCCAACCGCCAGCAGCCCCAGACTACCGGCCATCAGGCCACCGCCCATCGCGCCCGACACGGCACCCCCGGTCGCAGTTTGTGCGTTGTAAGCGCCCATCAAACCCGACATGCCCATAGCAGCCATACCCATCTTTGTGCCACCCATCATGTAGCCCATGCCACCCATCATGAGACTTTGCCCCAACCCGGCCAAGATCGCGTTCCCGCTCTGTCCAAGCACCATGCCCGCTATCATCATCCCGCCGCCCGTCAACCCTTGTTGTCCAAAGGCTGCTTTCGCAGCGCCAGTCGTCGCCGCTACTTTCCCAGCGCCTTCTGCCCTAAGAACCTGTCTGTACGTCGAAAAATTCGACCCGGCTTGCCCCACGCCATAGCCGATACCAGCGAATGCACCAGATGGTCGGGCACCGCCCGTCGCACCAGCCCTCATGTAACCCATGGAAGCACGACCACCTCTGGTCATACCCAACCAGCCCATACCCAACACGGCCAGACCGCCCAGCCCACCGGGCATCGTAGCGAGAACGCCGATCAAACTATTCATAACCCTCAACAAAGGCAAAAACGCTGAAACAACATTCCTGATAACCGGCAGCGCCTGCTTGAACGCTTTCACGAACTGAGTAACAAAATCTTGCATTACAGGGAAAACTTCATTCGTCAAGAACAAAAGGAAATCATTGAGTTGCGGAAGAATATTAAAGAACTCATCTTTTGTCGCCGTAATGACTTCAAGCAAACCCTTGATTGCTCCACCTATACGCTCACCGAACAATTCAAATTCGGCTGCATTTTGTACGATCATGTCGTTCCACGCCTTCATTCGATCAGAAATGAAACCGCCAATGCCTCCCGAACCGAACATATTCTTCAAGAATTGCCACGCATGATCGCCTGAATCAGAAAACTGTCTCATGCTGTCGCCAAGATCACCAAAGAACCTGCTAGTACCGGATTTGAAATCCCGCCACCAATTGGCAATCTTTCCCATCACCTCTGTGAAACGCGGAAGATCCTCAAGAATCAACTTGACAAAAAAGTCAGTTGCCCTCTCCATACCCCTGACCAAAGCGGGCATAAAAGTTCCCAAACCATACGACTGCAAAATACCCGTAACACGCAACAGTCCACCACGAAGAATCCTCTCTACATCATTCATGGCATCACGCAACGGAACTAGAAACACAGAACCAATATCAGCAAGTTGATTGTAAAGCGTGGTGATCATTCCCTTGAAGCCACCCATAACGGTGTCATCAAGTTTGTCAAGAGAACCCTTCATGGCGTCCGGGGTGAACTCTCCCCGAATCATCGCCCCGACCAAATCGTCACCTTCATATGCCTGAAACGCTTTAGTCGCTTCCTTGTAAGCCGGACCCATGCTCTTCATCTGATCGACCATGACCGACTTGTTGCCTGTTTGCGTCATCTGCGTCCAAGCCTGAGCCATGCCTTGAGTGGCTTTTACATCCCCACCAGTAAAGTTTCCAAACGCCCGTGTCAACATGCCGACATTTCTGGAATCAACACCACCACGAGACAGTGTGTTCGCAAGCAAGGTGAGGTTTTGAATCCCCATCTGCGCCGTCGAACCCATCCGCATCCCACTCATAGCGGTACGAGCCGCCTGTAAGCCACCCACAAACGGTGCTAATTGCACCTGAGCAAACTGCCTGTTGGCTGCTGCGATTGTTGAAACAAGACCGATAATGCCCGCTGTCAGGCCAGCAACGCCTACTTTCATAAAAGAAATAGTGGAATGCCATGCGCGCATAACCATTTGACCGGCTGCCAAAGCCGCCTTCATGGCCACCAGCCCAGCGACCACGGCAAACAGTTCTACACCAAAGGCTTTGAGATTGATCTTGATTAATTTGGCCCCAAAGTCCCCCAACTTTGATGCCACTCTGCCTAAAGCCCGCTGAAAATCTTTATCTAAACGATTGGTAACTTTACTAAGACTTCTATTTGCCCTTTTGGCATTCTTATCAAACCCTAAAAGAGCAGCATTGACAGCAGCGGCTTTGCCCAAATCTGGGTCTATTTCGACCCTAATAACTACTTTCTGCTCAACCGCCATATCACGGGCCTTTACTAATTATATCAATCTAACGTTTCGTACCACTAGCCTGCCTTTGTGCATCCAATTGATCTGCACGTTGTTGGGCTATTACTGCACCACATGCTACCCGAATGGCCCACTCTTCTTCAGTAACATCCAGCAATTTCAAAGGATCAGTTCCAAACACCTCTCCCAAATTAGCCGCAGTTTGAATCATAGGAGATTCCTGTAATTCTTCTATGATCCGGTCGTAGGGTTTTCCTGTGTTGCTACCTCATCGCCGTACCCAGCATGATCCAAAATAGCCAGCGCCGTGGACTCAAGGTGGGGATCAATTCCATAGAACCTACGAATGCCATCCGGAATGGGACGAAGATCGTTTGTCATTTCTAGAATCTCAGGAGAAGCAAAAGTCACATCAATACCATTCTGGTCTTGAACAACCTGATTCTTAATCAGGATGGACTTGCAGCAAGTACCGACCACATAACAAGCAAACTTCAACGGATCAAAGCCATCCTTGGAATCCTCGCCGGAATTCTTTCGCCAAGCACGCAACTGATTCTGAGTGATATTCGGAGAGAAACGAACGGACACCCCCGGTCGTTCTAGAACATCAATTTCGATTTCCGGACGTTCAACCTTTTTGCTGACCTCTGCCCGCAATTGCTCAAGAACGGTGGGTTTGGACTTTTTATCCTCCAACCCAGAGTCCATAGTAATAGTTTCTTTAACGTCGGCGGATTCTGCCATTATTCACACTCCTGATAGGACATTCGGATCAACCGAATAATACACCCCGTTTAAAGGGCATTTCAAGTTTAAGTTATTTGGTTATTAGATTAAGCAGCCAGAGGACCGATTGAGAAGGTCAGGCTGTAAACCGCCGGAGCGCCCGAAGAGGCATCGCCGTCAGTCTCAGTCATCCCAACGCAAAGGGCATCCGTATAAAGCCGCTGTGATGCCGGGTTGGCAAGATCGCAATCAAGTTCGACAATAGTGATGTTGTAATACGCCTCACCCACAAGAGGACGAAGAACAGCCAATGGAGCGCCATCTCGCGTCGTTTCATAATGACGGGTAAGAGTGATGTCACCGATATCAGCAGGGGCACACAATGTTTCTGGGAAACGTGCCCCACCGTCATAAACCTTTTCAACAGCCGCAGTGATTTCCCCACCACTCACCTGCGCCCAATAATCCTCAAAGCGAGGGAAGGACGTAACTGCGTGACCTAATGCTGGTTCAATCGTTGCAACGACTTGACGCTGTGAAAGTTTCTTAGCCATTTAAACTACACTCCTTTAGAGAACACCGGCTGTCAAATTCGACTTAGTGATGTTAACTGTGATTTTATCACCAACAGCAGACACACGAACTGCAACATCGGCAGTAACTTGACCAATATTTAAATTGGCATCACTGTTATTGGTACTATCAACAATCACCGAATAACCCGGATCTAGTCGAACTCCGTCTGAACCATAAGCCTCGTACAAGCCACCAGACTTGCGAATAGGCTCAAGAATACTGACAATTGAATTCTTGATCTTCAAGAAAAGAGCGCCACGCCCGTCAATCGTTTGAAATACATGATCCTCAAGGCGCTTCTCGCACTGATAAACCACATGATTCAAAGTGTCTCGTGATGTAATGAAACGCCAATCGTTTTCCGTTTCAGAAGCCGACCGTGCGCCATACACACGAACCTTGCCATTGATAACCCGCAAAGCATTGATGCGAGCGTTGTCCAACTCGTCACCAGTAGCCTTGTCCATCAACTGTGTACTGGGCATTGACAGACCGGTTACATACTTGGCTTCTGAAACCAAACCTGCTCCAACCCGCCACGGTCCACCCGCAGCGTCTGCGGCCTTGGAACGTTTCGCACAAACATAGGCGTCCGGAGCAATGGACACGGCCAACCCGGCCTCAGCCGGATCTGGAACCTTCACCCACGGATAGTAGAAAGCACTGTAATGAGCGTCGGTATCCGTATAAACAGCAGGTGACGCTGAATTGAGGGCCGTCTTAGAACCAGCCGCCGTATTAGACGAAGCAAACGAACAAATAGCAACCCGATCATTCAACCTCGCATGATCAATCAGAGCGTGCCAATAACCAGTAGCCGTAGCAATACCGGGAATCGCTACAGCACCCGGACCAAGATCCTTGCTGATTCTCAACAAAGCCTCAACGTAGTTGTCCGTAGAACTAGCATTGGTCACAAGCGTTCCATCAGCCCCACCGGTCAGCGCACTCGCTACCGTGGTGACCGGTGTCAAGGTCGCACCAGTTTCCTTAGCGATAGTCACAAGATGCTTCACATCATTGGAAGCATTGATTGTATTAATAATCGCATCCAAAGTTGTAAGGTCAGCAGTCGTCAAAACCGTTTCCCCATCAAGAGAAACTACGATACGAACACCAGAAACATCACCGGCAATAACCTGAACGGTCAAGTTGGACGACCAAGCGCCCACATCAGCAGCAGAAAAAGTGGCCACCGTGGAACCATTGCTGTCAAGGATCGCCTTTGTGCCTGCAACACCATCATCGGCTACAACCCGCTGAATGTACAGACGGGCACCGCCCTCTTCAAAATAGGTTTGAGCATGGGCATACAGATTTCCAGAAACATGCCCACCAAAATATTTCTTATATTCAGTGAGATTTCGTATCAGAGTAGATTCACTTGAATCACCCCGAACGGTTGTTCCTACAAAAAACGCCTGACCCGAGATTGCTTCACCAACAGTCGCTGGGCCACTGCGAACTGCGGTGTTTACTACGATCCCCGGCATTAGTGCGCCTCCACTTGGCTTATTGCGAACTTACGATTCAAAATCTTACATGGCGGAAACTGTGTTTCATTGCATGTATCGACTGCCATTACTTTATCACTGAAGGCTGTTTCTAAGCAGAAGGTGTTACAGATAATGAAGCAGAAGAATACGCACCTGTTCCTGCACCGTTTAAAGCAGCAACCCTAAATTGATATGTAGTCCCATTGGTTAGACCCGTTACAGTAAAGGCAGGGTCGGTCGTAGCGGTATCAGCAACTGTCGTGGACCATGTCGTACCTGCATCTATCGAATATTGGATTGCGTACCCAGTGATCACATAGGTTCCACCACCGTCCCAAGTAGGCGCTTTCCAACTCAGCAAAGATTGGACATTCCCCCCGCTGGCTCCAAGGTTTGTCGGAGCATTAGGAACCTTTTCTACAAGAGTTTCATTAACAACATTTGTCAACATGGCTCCCTTAACAGCACGAGTAACTGTTTCATAAAGACTTAAATCATAACTAAGAAATGATGCTGCTAAAAAGCGCTCCCCTTTAAGGAGTGTTAAATCAGAAAAATCTTCCGTAATCGTCCCCTCGTCAACTTTGATATCGCAATCTTCACCCACGGCATCGGCACCACGAAGGGCTGGCCGATCTAAAAGAGCATCACGAACAACCATCGTCATATGATCACGGGCAGTAGTAACAACATCCGGACCCGTGGCCCGAACCCAAACATACGTTCGCATTCTATAAATAACTTGATACGTCGGGTCAAGCGTTCCCGACATAGACTCACGCACAATCTGACTTGTGGATTCGACCAACGTGATAATCGTCGGCCAGTTATCCATCGTCAATGGTTCATACGTCAGATACTTGACTGGATTCGGAAGTTCCGTTGACGACAAACCCAAATTATTGCGATAGTTCAATACTCGCGTGGGTAGATCCGACGCTAAAAAATCGCTGACATACTTCTTGGCCGCTGCTGGGCCTTCCATCGTTGCAGGCATCAGTCAAACACCATCGCCTTTAGTCTCTTATACGCTTGCGAACCCTCAGTACCATATACTAGATATTCGCCCACCTTTTCACCCAGATCGTGGGCAAATCCCTTGGGGACAAACACAATTTTACGGGCTGGCATAAAACGGGTGCCGGTCTGATGAAACCGTGCATAATCTAAATCTGTACCAAAAGTCGCTGTCTTCCGACCGACATGATTAACCCGTCCTGACAAAGTGGTCAGGTCTCTAAACAGATCCCCCTCACGAATCATTGTCGGAAGCGACCCGTAATGAGCGATCTTCCAAGACTGATATTCCATGTCCAGAGTGTTCCATGCTTTGCCAGACGCTTCACCCTGAGTGGCGAAATTCAGCCTGTTGGCCTTTTTGATCTCATCCCGCGCCCATTTCAACTGCGAATGAAAATTCAAAGACCTCCGAACCATGCCTGCAAAATAGGCTCTGGTTTTTAAAACCCCTCTCATTTCTATCTTACTCATATCAGGCAATCCTGACGCGACGCCACCGTTTAACTGAGTTCATTTCTTCTACGGTAAAACCAGTAGTTAGAGGTGCCACATTCCTAGTCGTCAAATCTTTCATACCCACAACATCATCATGTAGGTTTTGAACCTCACGAGACGCAGCCCTAAGAACGATCAATTTCAACGCCGTGGTATTGTCTGCGGCGGCATCCAATCCAGCCGTATAAGTGATAACAATTATATCATTATCTTGAACTGTGAACATATCAACGCCATATCTTCGCACCACATAATCAGTACCAACTGTTTGAGTCGTAGCGGAAGAATCACTCTGGCCCTGTACGGTCAGACTGGCCACAGAAACAACCGGTGACCTGCGGGTATACAGAACATACGGCGGTTTCGTCACATCTGCAACAGCCGTGCCAGTCCTGTCAAGATTGTAATCGTAGAAGAAACTGTATTGAGACGAGCCGGAATAGTTGGCTTCGGCCACATGCGACTCCGAAAACGAAGCAGCCGTAATTGGACGACCAATGTAATGCTCTAGATCGGCCTCAAGTCCATCAATAATCATTTGAGCCGCGTCATCTTGAGTATTACTAAAAGTAATATCCATATACTTTTTTAAATCAGAAGTAGTTACTAAAGCCATTTTTCAGGCACCCCTTTAACGCCGTCGTCGTCTTCGCCGCATCCGATTAGCAATAGCCCTCGCCCCGCGAGCAGCCCCACGGTTAACAACATCCATGAAACGGGGGCGTCTCCGACGCCGTGTAGCGGTGAGAGTTTCTGTGTCTGTGGAGGTATCTGGGATAGGCAACTTATTCACTCCATTCTAAAGCACTAATCATTCCAGAGTTTAGCCTATTGCTTGGAAGCCACGGCTCTAGTATGGTTTTGTTCGATGTCATCTAAGACCTTGCAAGGCAGAAACCGACTAATACGGACTTTAAGCGAAAAGGGACACAGTCTGTCTCAACTCGCGAACAGGTTTGACCTTTCCAAGTCTAGAATATCCCAAATAGTCAACGAGAAAGAAAAACAAGATGAGTGAAGAATTCGACAACATCATCGGACGCCTGTCTCAAACCTCCACACCACAAAAACGTGCTGGGCTGGGATCTCTAATCGGTTTTGCTGCTGCTGCTGCTGCTATCAGTTTCTTTGGTGGACTTCTACTCATGTGGATGAACATGATTCTAGTTAATGAGTTCCCAGACTTTTCAGCAATCCGACCGGGCATTGGATATCTTGCTGCTTCAAGACTCTTTTTCCTTATCTTCATCATGAAGGCTGTTTTCGACGCTTTACGCAACGTTCAAAAGAATTCCTGAATGCCCCTTGCGAAAGCAAATTCCACTGTTGTAGATTTAGGGTACACGGGTTACTACTACCTAACATAACGAGGAGGACACCGTGAACGAAATGACTCAGGAAGAGCAGGAAGTCCTTAACCGAATCTTGACCTCTAGCACCTCAGAGGCCACAGAGGACGACAGGGCAGCAAAGGCGGAAGCACGCAAGATCCGCCAGCGTCGCAAGATGACGGCTGCCTACAAGGCACACAAGGCTTTGGAAACCCTCCACCCGGAGGAATACCAGAGGATCTACGAGGCTGCCTTTACAGCCTTGGGCACAGACGAGCGGTACGCCGACACCGTCTGACCTCAATACGCCAAAGAAGAAGGAGGGCTTTGGCCCTCCTTCTTCGCGTTACACCACACTTCATCAATCTGGTGTAAGGTCTACAAATGGTTGGTCGAAGCGACGGAGTTCACATCCCCGGAGTAACATTTCTCGCTCCCGAATACGGTCCTTGTATCATCTGTGGACATCCAACTGGCGACTGCGGAGAAGAAGATCACACCATCACTTTCGTGGACGAAGACTCCGACAGCGTCCTCGTGAAAGAAGACATTGTAGAAAGGAGATGGGTAACACCAAACCATTTAGGAAAGGTGCTAGTAGCAGCAGCAGGGACGCGTATTAGCAGGTCGGAAGCGGAAAAATTAGGGCTGGTTTAACCCTTTTAGTATACCAGCCAAGTGTCATACTGTGAGTCCTTCTTATAAAACCTCACAGTAAGCCAGAGGATTGAAATGCTCAGTGAAAAGTTTGTAGACTCGTATACTCTAAAATCGCCTCCTTGGGGGTTTAATGGGCTTGGATACATAGTCTATAAACGCACATATGCACGCATTGTGGATGAAAACACGGGTCGAACAGAGGAGTGGAAGGAAACTTGTAGGCGAGTCGTGGACGGCGCTAACGAAATAGGCGCTGAACTTTCCGACGACGAATCCGAACGTCTGTTCGACTACATATTCAACCTCAAGGGAATGCCCGGTGGCAGAATGCTCTGGCAACTCGGCACCCCCAACAACTTTCGTCTAGGTGGAGATAGTCTCTGCAACTGCTGGTTCGTGGATATCAAAGATCCGTCTGACTTCGCATGGATGTTTGAACGGCTCATGCTCGGTGGGGGAGTTGGATTTTCCATCCTCCACCCGCAACGTTTAGGAGTAGTTCGGCAAGGCAACGTTGACAATCACGATGTACCGGACGCCGACTACATCGTGCCTGACAAGCGGGAAGGATGGTCGGAATGTCTGTTACGAGCGATCAAAACCTATCTCGGCTCCATAGACGACCCGACAGAATTCTCCTACTCCACTCAACTCATTCGTCCAGCAGGCGCTCCGATCCGCACCTTCGGAGGCACTGCATCTGGACCGGGGATCCTTGTTGAAGGAATCACGAAGATCTCTGCGGTTTTGAACGGTGCTATCGGACGGAATCTGTCCTCTACGGAAGTATTAGATATTTGCAACATAATCGGATCAGTTGTTGTCGCTGGCAATGTCAGGCGCAGCGCAGAAATCGCTCTTGGTAGTCCATTCGATATTGACTTTCTCAGCGCCAAACGCTGGGATATGGGAAATGTCCCACCCCACCGTGCCATGTCGAACAACAGCATCGTCACTTCTAACATAGATGGAGTGCCAGATGTCTTCTGGGATGGATATCGGGGCAACGGAGAACCATACGGACTGTTTAATCTTGACGCTTCTAGAAAGTATGGGCGTCGAAATGAAATCCGTGAGGATAAATCAATTGAAGGAACCAACCCTTGCGCCGAAATCGGTCTCGCCAATCGTGAGTCCTGCAACCTCGCAGAGATAATGCTGCCCAATATCGAAAGCCAAGAAGAACTTATCGACATATCAACGCTTCTTTACAAAGTTCAAAAAGCAGTCGCGTCGCTACCGTACCTAGACCGGGAATCCGACGAAGTTACCAGCAGGAACATGCGTCTCGGGCTTGGCGTCACTGGCGTTACCCAAGCCCTTGACAAACTAGATTGGCTTTCTCCCGCTTATGAATCTCTTCGTGATTTTGATAGGCATTGGTCCGTCTACAAGGAATGGCCAGTTTCTGTTCGTCTTACAACAGTCAAACCAAGTGGAACATTGAGTCTTCTCGCTGGTATCACACCCGGCATTCATCCGGGGTACAGCAAGCACCACATTCGTAGGGTGCGGATGGCAGCAACCGACCCTTTGTTGGACTACTGCGAACAACGCGGCTATCACGTTGAGTGGGTCGAAAATGACAACAGAACAAAAGTTGTTGAATTTCCTTGCACGTTTCCAGAAGGAACAACTCTTGCTTCTGACATGACGGCAGTCGAACAATTGGAACTGCAATGTCGGGTACAAGAAGAATGGGCCGATAATGCTGTTTCAGTCACCGTCTACATCAAACCCGAAGAACTGGAAAGTGTTCAAGAGTTCCTAAAAGAAAACTGGCCAACAATGAAATCTGTTTCGTTCCTGCTCCACAGCGACCACGGGTTCACCCAAGCACCACTGGAAGAAATAAATCAAAATAGATACGAAGAAATACTTGATCGTGTCAACAATGAAAAGATTCTCATTGGTACTGGATTGAGCGAACTTCTTGATGATGATTGTTCCACCGGAGCATGTCCCATCCGGTAATATTTGGCATGGCCATTCCCGCTTCGCTAACACTAGATCAAGTCATAAATGCCTTAGACGCGTCCATAGACGCTGGCGCATGGTTTGAAGTAGATGGCATATGTGGACATTGCTATTATGTCGGCACCGTATATGACGCCAATCCCGACATCTCCGGCCCGCTGCCCGTCAACCCAACATCGTCCTGTAAGGAATGCCTCCTGCATCGCTCTCTATGGACTTCGTATTTGGAGACACACCCCTAGTAGTATTTGAATTATGACAATCTTTGAAGAAGTTACAGTAGATCATATTGTTCAAAACGCTTCATATTATCGCCGGTTGTTAGCCAATGAATCAATACTCGTATTCAAACAATTGAACCTCTCTCAACCAGATCCTAATGTTTTAGATAGAGAAGGACCAGACCACCTTCGGCTTATGTGGTCTTTTCACTGTGATTACGACTTCATGAAAGAGACGCCAGCGGGATATAAACCTTGGTATGAGCGAACAGATTTTTGTGATGTCATGTCTCGCGCAGATCCAGTAGGAACGATAACCGGACAATACCATTCGTTTCTTTTAGAACGCCTCCCCGAAGAACAACCAGAAGTCGTTGGAATAGACGACATCGTGGGCAATTGGCACAAAGACCATTACCACTACCCAACTCCGACATCTCTTATCGCAATGAACATGCACACATTCCAATGCTCCCCCAGTAATGGAAACACCGTTATCGTGAACCTTGCGGATGCCTACGATGATTGTCCGAAACACATATTGGATTATCTACGAGACAAAAGTTTTATTTACACTGACGTTTGTCGCTGCGAAGATCCTCCTCTGTCAGCCGAACATCCAACATTTTCTACCCACCCAGTCACAGCAAGAACATCTTTGTGCTATCCCGGCAGCGACGGCGGTGGGGGTCTTGCCTGTGTCCCCTCCGACGGCTCTGTCAAACAATGGCAAGAATACGAAGACTGGATCTGGGACTACATGAACGCACCCGAAAATCAATTCAGAATGCAATGGGAAGAGGGAGACTTTCTGATCTGGGACAACAGGTCTTGCATACACAACTACTTTGGTGGCTGGAAAAAAGAAGACCGAATCTTCGACCGATTCTCTATCGGAATTAACACACCGTTTTACAATGGGTTAGACGAGCCATATTATGAGCCAGAAATATTAGGACGCCTGCCATGCCACAAAGAGTAGAGGTTTACCGAAACCTTCACAAAAACTGTTATAGCGTGCGCGCCCTCAGCGGAGAAAACAAAGGTCGGGTCGTTAACCACGTTCAAGCCATCATCCTCAAAGACGCCACCTTTGTAGTTCAACCCGCAGGAAGAGATCGGGTTCTACGAGAACAACGCAAAAACGTCCACGCCTTCGTTCGTGGAACGATCACAGACCAGCCCGTTGTCCATGGCCTGTCCGTAAGATACGACCCCTATCTCAACGATGCTTTTATCGTTACCCGGCCCACAAGGTCCAAATACTACGACGAAATAATCCGAAAAGCCGACCGGGTAGAAATGTCCTTTGAAGAAGGACATTCACGCATCAAAGCCTCACTCTGAAAGTTCAGCCTCTTTACGAGCCTTGCGATCCTCCGTGGGATCTTTCACCTTACGTTCCACCTGAAGAATCTCTTTGGTATCAAAATGATGAGTACCGGATCCACGCTTCAGTTCGCCAGCCTTCGTAAATGGGCCATAGCATTCAACCCACTCAGAACCTTTGGGATTAATCACATATTCTACGAACTTGTACCATCCCGGCTTATGTGCCTTGACACGAAAACGACGACCCTTTACTAACGGCAATCCCGCTCCGTGGTACTCATCGAAATACTGCCAGCCCTCTGCTATCCGGTCGGCAAGCCACTTCTCGCGATGCTTAATATTTGCACGCCGCGCTTTGGCGGAAATCTCTCTAGGCATAGCCCCTTCTCTTTCTATCTATCTTACCTACCTAGTATACCACACCTGTCAAATCGTCTAACGAGAAAGCCCCCCGGATTGCTCCGGGGGGCTTCTCTATGTCTTGTGTTTCAGTCAGTCGCTAGGACTCACTCCATTCGGTTTAGGAAGGAGCGGCGTCGAAGGTGACCTTAACAAACGACTCTGGGCGCTTCACCGCAAGGGCGAGACGCTGCTCGGCCAGAACGACGATTGCGTTCCGAACGAAGAAGTCGCTGTGCTGTTCGCTGACACGGATCGTGGCCTCTTCCCGGTCGTACAACTGGGCACCCTGACCGAACGAGCCGATCAGCGCAGTACCAGAAGCGATTGCGGGGGTGTCCACGACGGGAATCCGCCAAATGCGAGCCTCTGCACCCTGAACGATGGAGACAGCCATCAGGTACTGACCGTTGGAATCCTTGGTCAGTTCGATGTCTTCCCAGTCGTTGGGGTTGAGGATCACGCCCGACGGCTCGTAGTAGGCGAGGAACGACAGAGTCGCTGCACGCCTAATAGCATCAGCCTTGGTGTCCTTGACGGGCAAGGTTGCACCTGCGGACCATGCGTATGTCTGAATACCAGTGGTGTTCAGAATACCCGTGAGGTCTTCACTGGTTCCCGCACCCGAAAGGATCTGATGATCCTCATGGAGACGAAGGCCGTAAAGGAGTTCGTTGTCGATGATCGACCGCAACTGCGGCTCATCGGCAAGAACGTTCCTGTGGGCTGCTTCCCAGTGAGCGATGGTCCGAACCGGAGCCTGCACGCCCGTGAACGCCATCGTCGTCTGCGGCTTTGCACCGAAGGCCGACGAAACACGCTCAGGAACAACGCTGGCAGCGTTGGTGAACCCGCTCATGCGGAAATACTCAATGACTGCACTGTTGGTACGCCGTGTTGGGAAGAGATCCCGAACTCGGGTCCGACGATGCTGCTGAGTAACGATCGGATCACGAGTGATCGTGCCGAACGCTGCGGGGGTGCCGCTGGGCAGGGCCGAATAAACGTCCTTCTGGCTGTAGTCGCTCTCATAGAGAGACTTCGTGCCGTAAGGGCTGTCCATTGTGCCGGAACCACGCTGCATCATTGCCTGATATTCATCAGACTCAATGAACGCTTCGCCAAGGCTCTTGACGCCAGTAGGAATTGTGACCGAAGCCAGAGTTCCATCAGCGCTAGCAACCTGTGCCAAAGATTCCGCCGGAGCCTCATTACCCCAATCAGAAACCGTCTGCATGTCTTCCATGGAGTCGATCAAAGATTTGATTTCCTTGATGTCCTTCATGTTGGTATCGAAAGCGGACTTTCGCTCACTGTCAATGATGATCGCACCATCTTCAGTGCGGAAAGAATCCGCAATCTCGTTATTGGCTGTCATCTTCTCGCGCAATGCGCCCTGAAGTTCTGTCAGCCGACTGTCGTCAAATGCCATAGTCGCTTACTCCTGTTCTTTTCCGACTAATAAATGTTTGTATTTATTCAGTCGGCTTAGGTAAGCACCGCGGCCGATATGAATCAGGAGTTAGTTTAGATTACGATAACGTGCCTTCATTGCAACTGCTATAGGTAGTGGTCTATCAATCTTTCCAATTGGATGGAAGTAGATCAGTACAAGACAAAGCCCTAGCACGTTTTTTTATGTGCCTTTTAGCAGCGGGCTTATTTTTTGCTCTACCGAAGGCTTGTATAGCATTTCTTAAATCACCAACATCACGAATCGGATATGACCCATCCGACATCGCAATACCCTCCTTGGCATACTCGGAACGTCGCTCATTTGTATAGAACCGCTTCCCTGCCACCAAACCACCACCCGGCAGAGTCTCAATCCCGCGCACTCCACGATTGATCAAAGGTTCCCAATCTCTTTGTGTCGCTCTTGGCAAATTAATAATTCGCCTACGGCGACGCATCGTGGGCGTATCTATGACAAGACGCCTTTTGTTTGGAGAACTTCTAACGGCGCTGAACTCCTCCATCGTTTCGCACGGCATCCATTTGCCAACCCCGTGTTGATGTGCCCCAGAACAACCCAAATTCCCAGCGGCTTCTTCCGCCTCTGCACGAGTTCTGAAAATCAACTTCTTGTCAGCATCGTTTACTTTTGTTTCAGCACAACCTTCACAGCAAGCAGACTTTTCTTTTCCATCTCTCGCTGCACGATATGCCTTCGATCCTTTTTTGATGAGAATCACCAACAACTTCTCGGATTCGCAAAGACCCCAACCGTCACCCTTTCGATGGGCACCGGTACAGCCAAGCATCTTCCCCACCTTGAGGGCTTGCTTCTTCGTGGGAAGAACCGTCTTAGCGACGGGATCCTTAGACATCTTCTTCACCGTCACCCAATACCTCATGATGGCCCATGCCCCTCGCCATCTCCAACATTTCGTTATACCTATCCCTATCAACATCTTCCCTAACAGATTCCACATAAGGATTTCTGGTTAGGCTTATGAATGGCGTATCTGTTTTTAGATACTCCTTTTCCCACTCTTCAGATGTTCTGAAATATTGCAACCAATTATTGAGATCAATATCATTTTGTGAATAGACAGTGAATACGTCATCTTCTGCAACCATAATTACACTTTCTGTGCCTATTGCATGATTTTCATACTTCATGTAAGCCCCAAGTCTGTAAGTATTTCATCTACAGGAACAACTCCATTCGGAGCGATCTTATTAAACTGTGTATTCAATGCCTGCCTAAAAGCATCAACGTCACGATAGAACTCTTGACGGTTGACCATTCGTTCACGCAAGTTTGGATCATTTATCATATCCTGCAACCGGGTCAACATTTCCGTAACGTGGGCACGCAACTCCGCCTTCCGGTCAGGATCGGCTTGTCCAATTCTCCTAATGTCATCCAGCAGAGTGCCGTCCATGCTGAATGTCGCAGAATGGTACTGCCTGACCCTAGTTTTACCCCTCTTCCCAACCCATGCTAAATCTATTGGGTAAACGTGACCCTTGTGGATCTGATTTCCGTTGGCATCCGTAACTGTTTCAATGGACAACAACCCGTTGTAGGCGTGCCTGTCTGAAACCCCAAGGAAATAATTGAGCAACAAATTGTCTACACGGCCCTCAACCACAGCATCCAACTGCTCGCGGGTGTAACTACCGGCATGGAATCCTCCGGTCAATCGAAGATCATCAAAATCTTCAGCGAGATTTAAAGCGTGTTCCAAAACGATTGCACGACCAGTCTCGCCCGGAGCGAAATGAGAGAATCCACCTGACCCACGACCCAGCATCTCCCCATCCTCGCGCCCCGGCATCATTGGAAGACCCAAACGGTGACCCACTTCTACAGCAAACATCTCACCAATCTGATCGTAATCACCATTCATTTGAGCAACCCCGCTCTGATGCCTAGCAATCTTGATGAACACCCCCTCCTTGCCTATGGATCCATCTGGTCTGCGTTGAGCAAACACATAGGTCGTACCGACATTGCCACCGTTCGCTGATACAAGCAGGAATCGGTTATCGCCAATGTCCGCTCCCGACTGGGCGAATGGACCATTCGCTTCCCCATCCCTGAAATCCAAACCCCCGGCATTAGCCATGATCGCATTGCCCAAATAAGAGTCAGGAACATCTGATAAATCCCCACCTCCACGGATAAACCGATCAGCATCCAACTGAGTATTCATTCCCCTGTTCCCAACCGGGACAGAATCAATAACAACATTGCCAGCATCATCTATCTGACCCGGCAAACCCAATCCAGCAGGACGCGAACGCGGATTTTCTCCCCCGCCCAGACGCTGCCTCAAAATCCGGCTGCCGTCGTGTGCAACGCCACCTTCAACAATGTCACCACGGGGTCCAAGCACTACATTCCTGCGGAACGATACCAAATCCTCATTCAACTGCATCAATGCTGCTTTAGACGCCCTTCTATGTTCGTTCAAAGTAGCAAGATTCCCCACATTAGGAAGGTTGCTCATTTCAGAAATCATTGCTTGAACTTCTGCAAGATGCACATCAATCTGATTTTCAAATGCCTCATCGGCATTATCCAAAGCAGCCCGTATCTCACCCAAGCGAGGATCAAACCCCTCTAAAGCCCCTCGCACCACCGGAGCATTAATGCGCTGACCATTAGCATTAATAAGTGACGTAATATCCCGATCAAGGGCAACCTTTCTATCAATCAAGGCTTGTAGATCGGGGTCAGGATTGTTGTGACCCATTCTGCGTAAAGCACTTATGCCTGCCCGCATCTCATTCAACTCAGTAGCCATCTCTACAGAGATATCAGCATCATCGGGCAAACCATTAATATGTGCTTCGATCTCTCTAAACCTTGTCTCGTTCCCATCTACGAACACACGATTTTCACGGAATATCTGACGCTTGTTAACAACCTTCTTTTTATCCCGTAGACGCGTTCGTATCTCTCTGGCCCTAAGTCTTACATCATTCATATCAGCGGGCGCTTCCCCTTCATCGGGATCCCAGTTCCCCACCCGCAAATTCGGTAGATACTGATCTAAGACAGCCAAATCCGCGTCGATCTGAGCCAACACGGCAGCATCATCTGGATTGTTGGCAATCTCACCGTCTAAACCTGCTTCGTTCCAGTTCCGATTGAACAAACGAAGTTCAATATGTGCCAGCGCGAGATCCCGATGCCTGTCCTGTCTTACCCGCCGTTCCGCATCTTGTGCCAACTGACGCCGGTTCCGTTCCGCCGGGATCTTATTATTTTTTAAATTACGCAACGACCTCTTTAAACCTTGCAGTTTTCTTTTCTCTTCGCTTTCTCCACGCCGTGGAAGCAGAGCCAGCCGTCGGTCTATGTCTGCTAAAGCGCGATCAACATTTGCCTCGTGCCCATTCAATCTCTCCAAACCATTGGGAAGATGTCCGTCATTTCTCCAAGTCGGCACACCATTCCGGGTTCCTAGTTTCCGCTGGATCTCTTTAATATCCCGTTTGTAATTGGTCACCACATCTACGTTGTTGTCCCGCCGACGATTATGTTGACGAATTTGATTAATGGGTTCGATATCTGTCGGCACATCAGAAAGTTCGGGTACCGGAGGTATTTCCGGAACTTCATCCACTCCGGAGTCCGGCGGGTCTGGTTCCTCGTCTACTAGTTCCCCTACCTGCCACATCCCAGTTGGATCACGCCCATCATTATCAAGACGACTCTGCAACAACGCCGCGAACTCACGCCTCTCCCGGTTCTCCGGCTCATTCCCTTCAATCGCGCCCAAGCCCCCAGCCAAATCACGGGCGAACTCCTGCTGATCCTTTTCCCAGTCATCAATTTGATTCAACAAATTCCGTGCTTCGTCTTGCCAACCTTGAGCCTCTATCTCCCTGTCTTCCGAATTTCTCGGGAAAACGGATCCCTCTTCGGGGGTAGCCAAGTCCCTATCAAACGCTTCTCTGCCATCCCGCATAGCCACCGCTCGCGCCAACTCAGAAGCAGCAGTCCGACGCCTTAGGACATCACCCGAATCATTAAAATTGATGATGTGGTTTCGTTGGCGTTCGATATGCTCCGCCAACTCGGCATCATCCATATTGCCAAGAATCTCCATACGGCCACGATGGAACCGACTTACATCATCCCCCTCCATCTCCGCCATCAATTCCGCATGACGATCGGCAAAACGCCGCATCAAACCTCTATCTTCATTATCGCCAACAGGATCAGCCTGTACCGCTGCAACTATCCTCTCAGCCAAACCCGAACGATCCAATTCCTCTAACCCATCACCAAGATCTTCTGGTCTGCCCGCTTCACGACCTTCATCACCCATATACATCCGGACGTACCCTTTGGCACGAGACACGCCTTCTTTGTTGGGTCGTGGACCTAGCGCTTCCGTTGGCCATACATCATTTAAAATCTCTGCCCGCTGGGAATCATTCAAATTGGCGATACTTTGCTCACGGTTGCGTCGGGTTTCCGGATCATCGGCGGTGTTGTTCCAATTCACAAACTTGATTGGCGGGAACAGACTTTCGGGTCCGAATCGTTCGTCAAGTTCTTCAAATTCCCTTACCAATTCCGAATCCGGTTGCTGATCCAACGGTTGCCGTTCGCGCCGTTGTTCGGCAATGATCTCTTGCAATTCTTGCCAACGACCAAACGCATCATCACGCTCTAGATCTATTTCACCTCTGGTGTCTTCCCGCGGATCAGTGTCGCCGGGGGTCGCCGGAGCCACGCCACCGGCACCGTCACGCCGCAACCTTGCTGCTAGATCGCCTTCTCCAACAAAGTTGTTGTAGCGCTGGAATTCTTCGGCATAAGCCGCCGCCACTAAAAGACCTTCCTCGTCCATTGGTTCAGGACCAGCGGCTTCCGGCCACCCCGCAAGGACATCCGTGCCGTCAGGACCAAGATGTTCTTCCGCACGCACGCCTGCGGCACTGTCGATTATCTGCTGACGCTCCTCCGGAGACAAGCGTCGTATGATCTCGTGCCTGCGACCGTTCGCTTCAGAAGCGAAGTTCTCCCATGGGTTGTTGGGATCGCCAGTGAACTCGTAGCCACGCCCTTC